GGAGGATCCCCCTAAGGGAACCCTCCACCTCGGTGCCTGAACTGCGTGGCACTGTGTTACCGTGTGACAATGGATCGTTACATTTGTCCAGCTTTGGACTTAAGGTACTATGACGAAACTTCACAGGAGGCAGATTATGCCAAGCTCCTATACGCGGTACAGACCAGTGTACCCAAAACTGATCTATACCACGAAAGCTACAGGAGCTCAATCTTCCTATGACTTTTCACCGTACTCCCCCGGCGACGTGCAGTATGCACGACCGGATACGCAGCGACGGAAACGTCCAGCAAATGTCACTGAGTATTCTTCTTTGACATCCTTCGGAGGCCATTTTGAGCAACGGGTTTACTACCCGCCAATCAGTTTTACGGCCGACTACGGAAGCTATTTAGCGACGTATCAAGACTGGGAATCATCCCAATTTGCTACCGTTGGATCAGTGGGACCTCCGGCTACCCCTGATTGGCAGACTGCACTTCGTCTGCAAATCAAGGACCAAAAGGTCAACCTGGCCAACGCTCTGGCAGAAATGCGCCAAACGCAGGGGATGTTTGTCCAGAACGCCGCGGCTATAGCTGATGCTTTCCGCAACCTGAAACGAGGGAATGTGCCTGGGGCTTTTAGGGCCCTTGGGTTACCCCCGCGTCAACTCCGAGGTACCATCGCTAACCGCTGGTTGGAAATGCGGTACGGATGGTTACCACTCCTCTCTGACCTTCACGGGTCGGTCGAAGAGTTACAGACGGCATTTAATCGGCCGTGGTTTCGGAAGATTCGTGTCAGAAAGGTGGCAGAACGTCGGATTAGATCTGACGGGATGCCGCTCTATAATGGCACGAAGACTTACTCTGACAATCAGTACAAAACGGTTGTTAAAGTAGTGGCGTACGTTCGTGGGAATCCTCCCACGAGTACTCGTCTCGGGTTCACGAACCCTCTGACTGTTGCGTGGGAACTTACTCCATACTCCTTTGTGGTCGATTGGTTTATCCCAATCGGAAACTGGCTGAATGCCATGGATGCGGATGTTGGAACCACCAGCTGTTACGGTACCGTGACGACTAAGGATACTGTGATTGGTACTAGTTCCCTAGGGGCCTATGCGTACATGCGCACGTATGGGCGCTCCGTTTTTTCTGGAGTGCCTGAACTGCCATTACCAAGGTATGAACCATCCCTGGGTGTAACAAGAGTCGCAAACGCCTTAGCCCTTCTGTCCCAAGTGTTCAAGGACGACAATCCGTCGTCTACACGAAGGCCAGACGGCTCTGGGAACAAACGGAGCTCACCCGGTTACTCTAACTGGAAAGCCCCTACCCGGCGCCGCCTCGGACCCTAGGTCCGAGTTTGTGGTTGAACAACTTACACGGAGTGTTTCTCCATGCCTGCTGTTGATAACCTTACCGTCAATGACGGTGCAGCGACTCCTGTCGCAGTCACATTCCACCCGGAGAGTGTTTCTGGTGGAAATGCTACGTTCCGAGACGACCGGAATGGGATCAGCGCGCTGATGCCACGCATCATCGTGCAGTTCTCACCCGCTTCGGCCAACAGGCCGTCGAACAGAGTCTCTTTCAGGGTGAACTACCCTGTCAAAAAGACCGTGGACGGTGTCGAAATGCTGGACAAAATCCTGCGTTCCGAAACCAACTTCGTCCTGCCCGACGGTGCGACGACGCAGGAACGCAAAGATCTTCTTGCGTTCCACGTCAATGCCTTGAGCAATGCTCTGATTAAGAGCGTTGTCGAGGATGTGTTACCCATCTATTAACACGATGGCTACCCGCAAACAATCGGAGGGATACCATACCCCCCGACGGAGACGGGACTCGTTTTTGGCTTACACAGCCATAGCAAGCCTCCTTCTCCAAGCGGTTATCTACGTGTACCCAGATGTCTGTTCGAGGCTGGCTGTGACAGCCTACTTCGAGCACCTCAAAGCGCCTAACCAGCGCCCCGGGGAAAAGTAACACTCGCATACGGTACAGCGAATAACTTAGATCAACCTCCTCTGTAAATTCCGGGGCCTTCGGGCCCTGGGCGGTGGCTACTGCGGTGGCTGCTCCTTGGTGGTACCTACGGGAAGCAGATGTTTTGTGACCCTTGGTGTCTTCGTCTAAGCTGTGCTATTGGGATTTTGTCCCTTCGTCGCAATCACATCTTTTGGAGTGATTATTCAATGCTTAACATTGAAGTGCAGGCTTACTTGAAGTTGGTTGAGTCATTAGATACGCCGGTGTCGCTTTCCTGCTGGCTGTTAGCGAAGAACGGAGAGTGGGATCAGTTGGTCAGTAAGACGATTGACCCCATGAACTACTCCGATGCTAACAGCTTCGCAGATGATTACCTGGCTGTGTCTGTATTACGGAAGAATCAGCGGTTGCCCACCTCCTTTGATAGGAGAAAAGTGGCCGTAGAGAAATTCCACGACTCAGAACGTACGTGTGCTGAAACAAATGAACGTCTCCGCGGATTTATTAAGGACCCTTCCGGGTCCCCCATGATGCTAACTGCCGTGATGAACGCGCAGCGCATTATTTGGGAAATCCTTGGACCTCTCACGAGGTCCAAACTTGCTTTTGCGGAGAAAAACATGCGTTTTGGCCCGGGCGCTACGACGGCCGTCTCAGGCCGTGACGTAACTCCTTCAAGAAAATTTACAGGCTCTTTGCATGTAACGCCTCGGTTGTACCCTTACTGGAAATCCCTCGTGCCGAAACTTTGGCGTGAGGCCACCACGGATATTGCTTTACGTGGTGCCAGCAAGGTTACTTGTGTCCCCAAGGATGCTAAGACCGATCGTTTGATAGCCATTGAGCCCCATCTGAATATTTACTGTCAGCTGGGGTTTGGTGCGCTTCTTCGCGACCGGTTGAGGCGCTTTGGGCTCGATCTGAATGACCAGACTAGGAATCAACGGTTAGCTAAGGCCGCAATAGATCGCGGGCTAGCCACAATTGATTTGTCTTCTGCTAGTGATTCTGTTAGCAGAGAACTAGTTTGGCTGCTTCTACCTCCCGAATGGGCTGCTGCCTTAGACCTTTCGCGTAGCGAATACGCGGAGGTTGACGGCGTTGAACATCGGTTGGAGAAGTTCTCGTCAATGGGAAATGGCTACACGTTCGAGCTGGAAAGCTTAATCTTCTATGCTTTGGCGCTCGCCGTATGTCCTAACGAGAGACCCTGCACTTCACTAAAAGACATTGACGAACCTTACGTCAGCGTCTACGGGGACGACATCATTGTTCCCGGTACGAATGCAGGGGTTCTGATCGAGGTGCTGAACTTTCTCGGGTTCAGCACGAACATCTCGAAGACCTTCCTGGCAGGAAGATTCTTTGAGAGTTGCGGTACGGACTATTTTGATGCGATTAACGTGCGCCCGTTCTTTTGGCGGGGTGAACGCGATGACCCATCCCAGATTTTGTTTAGGATGGCCAACTCGATCCGACGTTACGCATCACGGCGCCTCAACCACTTAGGTTGCGACCGACGTTTCCTTCCGGCTTGGCTGTATGTTGTATCGCAGCTTTCGCCTGAGAAACGTAGGACCCGCATCCCGGACGGTTTCGGCGACGGGGGACTCATCAGTAATTTTGATGAGGCTACCCCATCTAAAGCCCGGCTCGGTGGACGGTTTGACCCCTCCTGGGAAGGATGGGTCGGACATCAGTACGTCAACACCGGACAAGACAGAGAGGCAGTGCCTTTAGGGCTCCTGCTCGCTCAGCTTGTTGCTCTTCCTGTGCACGCTTCTGATGGGCGTGAGCCCATTCGAGGTTGGCATAGGTACCGCAGGCAGCCAGCATTCTTTCCTTGCTGGCCGAGTCTGGGAGCTTGGGTATAGCACCCCAAGTTCTCTTACCCTATGCCTTCGAGCGTAGGTGGTGAGGCCCTCTTCCTGAAAGCCTAGTTGGTCGCTATGTACTGCGATCAACACAGGTTGGAATGTTGAGGTTTTC